TTTTGCACACCCCAATCAACTGGGGCACCAACTCATTGCTGAAAAACTACAGGGTTGGATACGGTCTAAACAATAAATACAAGAACCGGAGTTCCTGATGCCAGAACAGCAACAACAATCACTGCCCACACTGAAGCAAAATTTAATAGATTATGTACGGCTTCAGTTGGGCGGAGACATTATTGATCTAGAACTAGATCCCTCACACTACGAAGCAGCCTATCAAAAAACCATTGGCACTTACCGCCAACGAGCCAACAACGCCTACGAAGAAAGTTATAGTTTCATGCAGTTGGTAGCAGATGTCAACATCTACGAACTGCCCCAGGAAGTTGTGAGTGTGCGTCAAATATTCCGCAGAACGTTTGGCGACAGTTCAGGACCGTTTGCATCAAACTTTGATCCGTTTGCACAGGCCAGTATAAATGTGTACTTGATGAACTTTAACGTGGCCGGTGGCCTGGCCACATACGACTTCTACAGTCAGTATATTGAATTGGCTGGACGTATGTTTGGTGCCTACATGAATTACACATGGAATCCTGTGACCAAAAAATTGCAACTGGTCCGTGATCCCAAAGGCTCTGGCGAAACTGTGTTGCTGTGGACTTACAATTTAAAACCCGAATTCAACTTGCTGAATGACTTTCAAATACAGCAATGGATCAAAGACTACATGGTGGCCAACTGTAAAATGATCATTGGCGAAGCACGTGAGAAATTTGGCACTATCGCCGGTCCACAAGGCGGTGGCAGTCTAAACGGTGCAGCCATGAAGGCAGAAGCCAAAGTAGAAATGGATTTGTTGATCAATCAATTAGTAATGTATGTGGACGGTTCACAGCCTCTTACATTTGTTATTGGTTAACTCAATGAGAAGTAAACAACTTGATGCACATATAGGCTGTACATATGACATGGTAATTTGTTCAGTACCATGGACTGAAACAGATATGCCACTCATGGCGCCTGCTGCACTAAAATCAATTGTTGAAAAAGCAGGTTTATCATGTTTAGCAGTTGATTTGAATGCCGAAATATTGCATCACTTGATGCTAGGGGCAGACAGAATGAAATACATTCAATTTTTTAGTAGTGGAATTTTAGATCAATCGATTGAACAAGAAGTTTTTGATTTTTTCGATACTTTAAGTGATCAAATTCTACAAGTTAACCCTAAATTTGTTGGTATAAGTGTGTTTACTTTTTCTTCCAGAGTAGCAACCAAATACCTATGTGACTCGATAAAGAAAAAAAATGTCAACGTACAAATTTTAATCGGCGGCGCAGGATGTTCTATAACATTTGACAGTCCAGCAGATTTTGCTGATGAATTAAAAAATTTGAATCTAATAGATCATCACATAAGAGGTGATGCAGAAAACAGTTTGTATCACTTCTTAGTTGGAGATAAAGAATACCCAGGCATCGATAATAAAGTTTGGAAAAATTTAGATAATCAAGAATTATCAACCTTGCCCATGCCTAATTATGAAAATTACATTTTTGATTTTTATAGACTAAAGGCACTACCGATTATTGGCAGTCGTGGGTGTGTCAGACGTTGTACATTTTGTGATTATGTAACACATTGGAATAAATTTCAATGGCGCACAGCAGAAAATATTTTTGATGAAATGGTGACACAATATCAAAAATACAAAATTAGACATTTTAAGTTTCAAGACAGTTTGATAAATGGCGGACTCAAAGAATTCAATAAATTATGCGGAATACTAGCTGACTATAACAAAAAAAATCCTAATGAGTCTTTTAAATGGAGCAGTTTTTATATTATGAGAGACTGGACGCCATCATCAGAAAGAGAATGGGAATTAATTGCTCAATCGGGTGCCGTGCAATTAAATGTTGGTACTGAAAGTTTCAGTCAGGCAGTAAGATATACAATGGGGAAAAAATACAGCAACTCTAGTATAATCAAGCATTTTGAACAAGCACAGAAGTATGGCATTCATATACGAAGCCTACACATAGTAGGCTACATTACTGAAACTCAAGCCGATATTGAGATTTCTAAAAAATGGTTGTACGATAACACAAGATTCAATGACACTGTTTCATTTGACTGGGGAATAGGATTGATCATAATGGAGAACACTTATCTTAACAACAACAAAGATGAATTGGGCATCACCGTAGATAAAAGTAATCCAATAATATGGACCAGCAAGCATACTGATAGTACTGCTGAAAAACGAGCAACATGGGCAGTCGAATTAAGAAAGTTAAGTGCTCAATTAGGATTCGAAGTAGCCGCCACTGGAGCAGATAATCATTATCTATTAGAGCAATCTTTAATAGAAACGTTTGATGTTTATACTGAACATATTCTCTAACACAACCACTTGTCCAGAGTATTGGCTAACCTGCTCACACTTTTATCAAAATTCCTGCTATAATACAGCATGGACTTAATGATCGACATTGAAGGTTTGGCAACAGGCCCTGAAGCAACAATCTTAACCATTGCGGCACAGGCATTTGACCCTCTTGGCACTGGCTACTACCAGCAACAATACTATGCCAGAGTTGATCTTGAAAGCCAAGAAAATCGCACCATTGAACAAGGCACTATCAACTGGTGGGCTACCCAAGGCGCCGCACAAGACGAAGCCTTTGCAGAAGATGGGCGCATACCACTTGACCAAGCACTAGACGAACTGCATAAGTTATGTTGGAAATGCAATCGCATCTGGATGAACGGTCCCACATACGATGCCAACATACTTGAGCATGCCTACAAGAGTTACAGTAAACCCTTGCCCTGGCAATATTATAAGATCCGTGATGCAAGAACGGTATATAGTTTGTATCCAGGGTTGCCTAAGCCACCTACCAGTCATCATGCGCTGGAAGACTGTCGCAGACAGATTGACATGTTGCAAACAACCTTGGCACATTTAAATATCAAGGAACTTGCATGATCATTGGCGTTTGTGGATTCATTGGCTCAGGAAAAGATACTGTTGCAGACTACCTGGTAAATTTACATCACTTTCGCAGAGAAAGTTTTGCCAACACACTGAAAGACGCCGTGGCTGCTGTATTTGGCTGGGATAGAACCATGCTGGAAGGGCGCACAAAACAAGCCCGTGAATGGCGCGAACAAGTGGACTCCTGGTGGGCCCAACGCCTAGGTATACCACATTTGACACCACGTTGGATACTGCAAAATTGGGGCACAGAAGTATGCCGCAAGAACTTTCACGATGACATTTGGATTGCCAGTTTAGAAAACAAACTGCGCACCAGCACCGACAACATTGTGATATCTGACTGTAGATTTCCCAATGAAATCGCTGCAATCAAGGCAGCAGGCGGCATTGTGGTGCGGGTGATACGTGGCCCAGAACCCGAATGGTATGACGCAGCCGTGAGCCTCAATCGTGGTCCCAACGGCAATTCAAGCTGGGCACTTAGTGGGCGTAAACTAGAGCAATTGGGTGTTCATGCCAGTGAAACTTCCTGGGTGGGCACCAAGTTTGATGCGGTGCTAGACAACAACGGCACACTAGACGATTTGTATCAGCAGGTTATGCGTCTGGCTCAAGATCCCCTGGTCGCCAAGTAACTTCTACTCGAGCAATTTCCTCCACGCAGTTTCTACAAACTGTGCGCAGGTTTCTTACATTGGCATTGTTCAGATCACCGTCAATGTGATATACTAGCAATTGACTGGCAATTCTTGCTTTGAACCCGCATCTGTCACATGCGGGTTTTTTCTTGTATCCTGCTGATTTCCAACGTGGTTCTCTGGGCTTGATTCCTCGACCTCGGCGTTGGCAAGTTTCACAACGACTGCGATAGTGGGTGGTATCTTCCTTGATGTAATTCACAGCACAAGGACGTTGATTGCAGGCTTTACAGATGGGTCTCATACGGTATTTAGTACATGGACCTTGGCCAAAGGGCAGTGTAAACTGGGTTTTTTTGGGTACGCCAATAAATATCAATAACTTGAAAAGGAATCAACCATGGCACTAGTATCACCAGGCGTAGAAGTAACAGTAATTGACGAGAGTCAGTATATCCCTTCCGCTGTAAACACAGTCCCTTACTTTCTAATAGCAACAGCACAAAACAAGGCTGATGCTGCTGGAGTTGGAGTTGCAGCCGGTACAACCGCTGCCAATGCAAACAAAACTTATCTTATCACCAGTCAAAGAGATTTGGCAGCAACATTTGGCGTGCCATTCTTCTACAACACCACAACTGGTACCCCTATCAATGGTTACGAACTCAACGAATATGGTTTGTTGGCAGCGTATTCAGCACTGGGCGTTACAAATCGTGCGTATATTCAGCGTGTGGACATAGACCTAACTGAACTCACTGCAAGCCTGAGCCGCCCCACAGGCAATCCCAACGACGGCACATACTGGTTAGATACCAGCACCAGTCTTTGGGGTATATTTCAATGGGATCAAACAGCCGCAACATTTACCAATCAAGTACCCATTGTGATCACAGACACAGCAGATGTGGTTGACTACGCTGGTGGCGATTACACTCCCATCAGCACAATTGGCAGCATTGGCGACTATGCTGTGAGTGCAGTGAGTTTGAACAATGAGAATTGGTACAAAAATTCAAGCAACACCTGGGTATTGCTAGGAACTGACGCATGGAAAGCATCATGGGCCACTTTGCAAGGCACAAACTCAGTGGCTGGCAGCGGGCTAACTGTTGGTTCCAACATGTATATCAATGGCACATTGGCCACAGTCAGCGCAACCAACACAGTGGCAGGATTTGCTGCGGTAATCAATAGTTTGACTATTCCAGGCGTCACTGCTGCCGCAGTCAGCAACAAATTAACGTTGTTTGCAACCAGCGCCGCGACCAATGATGGATCCACAGACAATGGTGGTGTTATCAGTATTCAAACTGGTACCATTGGCGGTGCCGCACTGCTGACCACACTGGGCATTGCAGCCATTGAATACCGTGCTCCAAGTTATTTCCCAGGCTACAGTTATCAAGCACCACGTTGGAGAACCACAGACTCAGCGCCTGCTCCAACAGGTTCTATCTGGCAAAACATCAGCACTGCCAGCAATGGTATGAGTTTAAAACTAAAACAATACAGTGCTGCATTGGATACTTTTGTTGCACAAAGTAGTCCTGTATATGTTTATGATGGCGCAGCAAACAACGGACTTGATCCCACAGGCGGCGGCAAGAACATTCCAGTGGGCAGCACTTATGTACAATACGACTCAGAACTGTACAACACTACCCCCAATAGTAATGCTTCTTTCTTATTGTTAGAAAGAGTTGCATTGGGTGCAACAGTGGTAACTGGTGATACCACCCCAGGGTCCAACGGTGATGCGTTGTTTATTGCAACCAATCAATTCAATGTCTATTCTACCGAAGCAGGAGTGATCCCTTCAGCAGGGCCATTTACTATAACTTTGAGTGGAACCAGTGTTGCTTCATTCATTACAAATGTTAGTGCTGCCAACATTCCTTATGTCAGCGCCAGCGTCAACAGTGCTGGAAACATTGTGTTCACACACAGCCAAGGTGGTGCAATATTTTTAGAAAATATCACTGGTACACCAGTTACCACTGCTGGATTTACTACCGCTACTGCAAAAGTACGTCAAGATCAAACAGCAGGCATATTGTGCCTGAGTAACTGGGTCACTGCTGATTTGTTTACTTACACTGCAAGCGATGTTGCACCAGATCAAAATCCAGCTGATGGACGTTTGTGGTACTACAGTAGTGTCAGTGATGTGGACATCATGATCCAGGACAATGGTACATGGCAAGGTTATCAAAATGTCACCAATGACACACGTGGATTTGATCTTACACTAACCAATGCATCGGGACCTATTGTTGCTGCCTCTGAACCACTGACACAGAATGATGCAGCAGAAAGTCCGCTGCAATATGGTGATTTGTGGATTGACACCAGTGACCTAGAAGCGTACCCTGCACTGTATCGTTGGGAACAGGTCAGCGGTACAGATCAATGGGTCGCAGTAGACACCACAGACCAGACCACATCAAACGGTATCCTGTTTGCAGATGCACGTTGGGCACCCAATGGCACTACAGATCCTGTGGCAGACGCTTTTCCAACAATTGAAAGTTTGTTGATCAGTGATTATTTGGACTTGGACGCACCTGATCCTGCACTGTATCCCCAAGGTATGTTGTTGTTCAACACACGCCGTTCAGGTTACAACGTCAAGAGTTATCAGAGCAATTACTTTAATTCAACCACATTCCCTGATGATATATTGCCCACAGTGACCAACACCTGGCTCACAGCATCAGGCAACAAAGATGATGGCGCTATGTACGCTGGACGCCTGGCACAACGCAAATTGATTGTGGCAGCAATGAAATCAGGCATGGACACCAGCCTGGCTGCACGTGAAGAACAAAATCAGTTCAACTTGATTGCTGCGCCCGGCTATCCTGAGTTGTTGACCAACTTGGTTGCACTCAGCAACGAACGTGCCAACACATTGTTTGTGGTGGGTGATACTCCAATGCGCTTGCCAAACACTGGTACTGCGTTGGTAGAACATGCTACCAACAACAACGGTCTTGGCGTGGCAACAGATGACGGATTGACCATTGGCAGTGCTTATGCCGCGGTATTCTATCCTTCATGCCAGACCACAGACCTGTCAGGCAACACTGTGGTTGCGCCCCCCACACACATGATGGTACGCACAATCCTGCGCAGTGATGCAGTGAGTTATCCATGGTTGGCACCTGCTGGCACACGTCGTGGTGTGGTTGACAATGCTGAAGCCATTGGCTACATCAATGCGCAAACTGGTGAATTTGTACAGTTGGCAGTGGGACAAAGTGTACGTGACATATTGTATGAAAACAACATCAACCCAATCACTTTTATCCCAGGTATTGGTATCACAAACTTTGGTAATAAAACACGCCAAGGTGCAACCACAGCCCTGGATCGGATCAACGTTGCTAGACTGGTAGCATTCTTGCGTGGACGCCTGGAAGAAATTGGCAAATTGTATTTGTTTGAACCCAATGATCAGATCACACGCAACGAGATCACCAACACTGTGAACAGTTTGATGATTGACCTTGTGGCCAAACGTGCTCTTTATGACTATTTGGTTGTGTGCGATTTGAGCAACAACACTCCTGCACGTATCGACCGCAATGAGTTGTGGGTGGACATTGCTATTGAACCAGTCAAAGCAGTCGAATTTATCTACATTCCATTGCGTATCAAGAACACTGGTGAAATTTCAGGCGGCACAGCAGGGTGATGAAACAGGGGGCCTTTTACCGGGCCTC